CTTCTACACAAGGCTTAGCATGAATTCTACCCGATCGTGGGTGGAAAACTCGACGAAGGAAACCTCTCAAAAATGAGGGGAGACCGCCTGTCCACTTAAAACCGTGGAACAGGTCGGAGTCGACATAGCCCCGGCTTAGACTTGTCTCAAAGTCGCTGCCAAAGCTAGGAAGGGTTATCGTCAAGAACGATAATCCTTCGTTTTCGCACCTCGAAATGACATATTTTATGTCATCATCGGCGTTCACACCAGCGATCTTACTGCATTCTTGAATGCAGCAGATCGTGAGTCCTGTCAGGCTTTTCATGGTCTCCTCCTAACAGAGGTAGGCCATCCTCAAGGACATCTCAGATCCTGGATTGGACTAACCAGGGGGCTTTTGCCCCCTGGCTAGCTACCCAATCGTTACGCCGCGCTGGCGCCACCTACTAGAAACATCAGCAGGATGGCGTTTGCAGCAATGGCGAGTGCCGCAGTGGCGATTCCGACTCCAACAAGAGTCAAAATCACCATGCGTGGCCAGGATTGCTTCTCTGGACCCTGGTGGAGACTCTTACGACTCTCCACCGAGGATCTTACCCTTGAAAGTAGCTGCTGCGAGAAGCGCACTAAGCGCGTCAAGCACAAGCTGGGCCTCTGCATCACTGTACCCCGTGTTAAAGGGCCGGTTGATGACAGAGTGAACCGTCATAGAATACGGACGGTTCTGGCTTGGGATCAGAGGATCCGCAGTAACCTTCGAGTGCGTCAGCTTGACGAGGGCCTGCTCGCGACCTCGCACCATCTGGTGCGAAACCACGAGCACAAGGCTCCCATCAGCACTGGCATACTCGGAGCTACGACCGGAGGTCGAGATCCGGGACAGAGAAACAGACGCTCCATTGTAAGTAATGGAGAGCGGATCAGAGAGGGCCATCAGACTCCTACTTTGAGTTGGACTGCATGGCGATTGCCACACAGGTAGCAAAGTATAATTACTTTGCGATACCAAGGGCACCAAGAATAGCTAGTTCTCGCGGTGAAAGCGAGCGACCAGTGAAAGTGGTGCCAAACGGACGGACACGTTCTCTTTGCTTAATATCCTCAGTGAGGGTATAAGAGACCGTGGCGGGTCGCCAGGTACCTGCAACGCATAGACGGCCTGACCATTCATACAGTCTTTCAACTGTGGAATGGCACATGGCATATCCGTAGCGTTGCGTGGCACCTTCAGAGGCTTGCAAAAACAGGTGACGCAAAGCGTTACCCGAATTTGTAAACCAATCGGCGAGCCAGGAGAAAGGAAGAAGTTCCCAAATGTCGGCGGGATCTGGCACAATGCCATAAACCCGATTCCATTCGAATATGAGTTCCTCGAGGCGAGACATGTCCTCGGGAATGTAGTATTCGAAAGCCCCTGAATACCAGATCTCTCTCTTGATCTTGGTAGTCACGGTCAGTTTGGGACTGTTCACTAGGAACGCCGAGAGAGTACTTCTCCCCGGTGTAATCAAGGAATTAGAATAATTCCTCACACTAGTGCTTTCTTCGAGCACGTAAGGTCCAGCCTTTCGGCGAACGACCTTACCAGCGTCTCGGCGATACTGGCTGATAGTCTCAGAGAAAGTTGATGCTGCCTCCGTAAAGGATTTAGCATCAGAGACTACCGGGAGAATTCCGAATTGATAATTCAAGAATTCGCCTCCCGGATTCTGATCGAGAAGCGCTTTTCCCGGGGCAGAGAACAACTTGCCCTCGGTTATGAGCTCTCCGACAGAAACCAGTGCATTGGCAGTTGCTGATGTCGGTACTACCGAAAGCATCAACCTCTCTCCGTGTTTGCGGAGATCAGTTTGACTTAAGGCATTACTCGACGTCCAGACTGCGTGCTTATCCAGGCTATTAAGGTAGATACTTCTAGCGATGTCTCGTATTTCTATAGATGGAAATACGATACCTTCGTAGAAGTAGTTGGTTTTACCACTACCCCAATAGCTCTCAAGCCTGTGATGAGGATACGTGCCCTCGTGTCTAAGAGTGACTCTTCTTGTGAAGAAGGGTCCTCCGACATCTCGGGGACGCATCTTACTATCACGATGCCATGCCCGACCATGATACAACGACGATGTTTGCT